GCCTCGGGGAACCAGTTGTCCATCAACTCAGCATCGGTGATGGGCATAACCGCCCGCCCGTCGCGCGTGTTTAAGCCCCCAACCGGAGCCGGGATATTGATTGGAAGTGATGCCTCGGATGTGGCGGGCGTTGGTCTTAATGACTTCCTCATCCGGGCCAATTCCCCGCGGCTACGTTTCCTGACAGGTACTCAATCGGAGCCCCGCCGATAAACAGCACGCGCCGGCCGCCGTTCTGGCCGATATGCTTGTCAATCTCGCGCTCTGCGTTCTCAAGGTCCTCGGCATAGGCCAATCCCTTTGAGGACTTCCAACGCCATATGAGATCGAGCTTAAATAGGCGCTCCGGGATCAACGTCGTGTCAGTGTCCGCGGCAAAGGAGGATTGGCCCGTTCCTGCGGCCGACTGGCACCAATTCTTTGTGACGTAGTTAAAAACAAGCGTATTCCCAGAGCCAATCGGAGTGGGGCCGATGTAGAGGATATTGTTCTGGACGATGAATTTGTAAGGCGGTGAGACAATCGCGTTGGAAAGGTCAGCCTGCCATTGCTGCGCCGTCGAAGGGCCTAGAACCTGTTGCCGAAGCGACCGATCCCAGAACGTGCCATCAATGAAGCGGCCAAAGTCGGAGGCGATGGTGGAACTGTTAATGGTCCCTTGGGCAATAGTGCCAGAACTAGACCATTGAGCGGTCCGCACAAGCTCCTGCCATTCATAGCGGGTGGACAAGTCCTCCCCAACCACGTTCGCCATGACGAGAAGTTCAAGCACACGCTGGTCCGCAGACGTGACTACAGCGGTCGGGCTCGAAAGCCCGATCATCTTGGACGCGTCTTGGATCAGCGTGAGGAGAGACATTAGGCAGCGGCCTGTTCAGACTTCGGCTTAGGGCCGGGTTTCTTGGGCAAGTTCGCAATAAGCTCGGCCATCTGATCCTGAAGGGCCTTCAAGGATTCGCCCTGTTCGGCAATGATGGCGTCCTTTTCCGCAGAACTATTGGCTTTGGATTCGATGGCCTTCTGCTCATCAAGCCAGAGTTGAGCCTTGCGGCGCCATGTAAGACCCGCGTGGATTTGCCCAATGGCCTGATCCGTCGCGCGCGAAAGGTCCTCGACCGATGCAAAGCCCATATAGCGAAGGTCCGTCAGCATCTGCGCCGTGATGCCGGGCAGCTTGTTAAGCGGATACCCATTGATGGGCATTTCCTGGCCGGCTTTGAAATACTGGTACGCCCGGCCAAAGCGTTGGCGGTGCTTGTCCTCGACCTTGCCGGCCCAAATGTTCTTATCTTCGCCAGGTACGCGGATTTCGATCATCTCGATTTTGTCGAGATTGTTGGTCTTGGGATTTAGAACCTCATCAATCCAGAAACGCACCTTTGCACGCTCCTTGGATTCATCCTCGAAACGTCCCGAGCTTTGATCGAATTTAGCGTCAAAATCACGCGTGTATCCGCTTGCCATGTTTCACCTTCAGTTGGTCGGAATGGAGCCCATAGAAGCGGGCGATATCAGGGATTAAACCGGACCCGTGGACAGTTATCGTATGGGGCTCCAGCATCCCGTTTTGCAGGCCTTGATCGCGGGCCAAAAGAAACTGTTGGAACTCGTCAGCCTGCGAAAACATCATCGTGTTGCCGTAGTACGTGCGGTCCCCGTCATCCATCGGGACCAGCATTTCCTTCACGTCAAGTATGGCCTCGGGCTTGGGGTAGGCGTGAAGGTTTGGCTTGCCGTCGTTGATCTTGAGCGTACCGTCCGCGTTCTGCTCCATGCAGCTATCAAAGCCGAACAGGTGAATCTCGCGGAAGCCCTCGATGTAAGACTTGAGGATTGACCGAAGCCCGCACGTAGAACCGTTCGCCGGAACGCGTAAAACCATCTCGCGCGCAGTAAGTTCGGAGTCCATCTCAGGAACGGAGGCGGCGTGCCAGATGTATTTCTGCACATCGGGCTTGTCGAAGTTGTCAAACGTGCTCGGATGACACTGAGATCCAACGTAATACCGGATACCGCGGCGCGGTGTGATGTAGCTTGCGACCGCGGGAACGGGATCAAGCAAAATCCCAGCCCACGGGACAACGCCCTTGGTCAGCAAAAAATCATGCGTGCGGTTGATCGCAAGAACCTTTGTTCCCTTCTTTTGAAGGGCGCGCAGTTCTTTTAATTGATCAAGAGACGCCAGCGACGGGCCGCCGCCACAGATGGCAATGGATTGGCTCAAAAACTCGCTAGGCTTGATCCCAGGCCAGTTTCTAGCCTTGGCGCTGCGAACGTGCTCGACAAGTTTCCACGCCTCTAGCCGGCCCTTCGTGTACGGTATGGCATCCCGCAACGGTCGGAACTGCGGCGCAGCAGGCCCGATTTGTGTAAATGCGGGGACCGTTGAAAACACAATTGCGCTAGTCGTGATTGGGTCAAACGTCTCCTTGATTCGGAATCCGTCGCCCAAATTGCCGAGAGGATGATTAGTGAGGTCCAAGGAGATTGGGGCCGGATTTTAACCCGGCCCCTCCCTTCGTTAGGTGTTGGTGCCCTGCGGGATCGCAGTCTTTACGCACATCAACCAACCGTACTCGTCCGCCGCGAAGGCCACGGAGCCGTTGCGGAAGAACGCCGTGCCAGCACCACCATCAACCGATGTGGCAAGGCACGAGATGGACGCGAGGGCCACCGTGGCGTAGGTCGAATTGCCGATGACGCCGGCCGCTTTGACGTACATGGCGAACTTGCCCTGCACGGTCGGATAGTTGCTCAGGAGCTTAACCACCGTCCCGACCTTGTGTTCGGGCGAAGTGGTCTTGCGGTCAAACGCGACCCCAAGCGTGCTGTCGTTCGTGTAGATGTTACCCATGACTGTTGCTCCTTAAGCTGCGGTGAGGACGCCCTGAAGGCGTCGGTTTGCAATAGTCATGTTGCCGGCCCAGCCGATCAGCTTGACCATGGCGTCCTGGTTGACGGAGAAGCGCTCATCCCCAATCGGAACCATGTTTCTGGACGCGTGGGGGCGCCAGAACAGGTAGTTCGTGTTGAGGAAGTACATGTGATTGGTCGGGCAGTTGCCGCCAACACCGCCGTCGAGGACGAGATCGGAGTTCATGTACCGGAGCGCCGTAAAACCGGCCTGCGCCATCTCATCCGAAGTGATGCGCTGGATGATCTGAAGCTCACGCAGATAACGGTTGTAGAAGTTGTTATCAGCAATGATGAGGTCGGGCGCGTCGTTGCCGCGAACGAGATTGGTGTACATATCGTTCATGGCTCCAACGATGGAACCAGCGGCAGCCGTACCGGCCGCAGCCTGGCGGTTCTGCCAGAAGGCATTGGAAGCAGCGATGCCGCCAACAGTGCCCGCGGTCGGAGAGTCAGCCACGAGAAGCTGAAGGCCGCCGATCTGCTTGGAATCCGAAGCCGTCCCGTCCGAGTACATATCGGCAGAGATGTTGTTCTTCATCGTCCGCTCGGCGTTGCCGATCCGGCTTTCCAAGAGGTCGATGATGGCGTTCGGGCCGGAGTTCTGAAGTTCTTCCAAGCCGGAGATGGTCACTGCGACCGCGGCTTGTTTGTAGTTGAACTCAGCAGCCGAGAACACGTCAGACGGAGAGATATCCAACGTTTCATAGCCGGTGTAACGGGTGTAGGTCCCGTTTTCGTCGTATTCGAGTTCCTGAACGATAGTTCGACCGCCAGAGACGGTCTTGATCTTGCCCTTCTTGTTCAGGCGACGGAGGATCGCGTTGTTTTCCGATACGTTGTCCGCGAGGACCCCGGAACGGTTACGGAGCGTCGTAGTGACGATTTCCGTAAATGAGGTATTCGGAGAAGCCATTTATGTTCGCCTTTTTCAGAGGCGGGCGTCTACCCCATGCTCCTGCATGGCTAATTTGATAGCGTCCCGCACCGATTGGTTTTTGGCGGGCTTCTGCTGGGAATCCCCAACAGGAGAGCCGCCGGTGAGGGACTTCCTAGCTAGACTGGCCTTCTGCGCGCGTTCCGCGGATTCCTTGGCTAAACGGGCCTTTTCCGCCTGCTCGCTTTGCACTTTCCCGAAAACATCGTCATTCAGGCGAACGGCTTTGGAATAAGCCGCATCCATGACCTGACGAACACTCCAGTCGGGGTTCGTGCTCTTGATGAGCGGGATTAGCTCGTAAACCTCTTTCCTTACGCTTTCGAAATGTGGACGAAGCGCTTGGCCGCTTTGGTCCTTCTCGTCGGCAAAGGCTTGGATCTCGGAAACAACGGTGCGCGTCTGCTGTTGGGTCGTGTAACCCTTCAGTTCGGCAATCTCGCTTTGAAGTCCGTAGAGGGACTGCTTAAGCTGGGCCACTTCGGGGTTTTGATCCCCCTGCGGCTGCTGCATGTTCCCTAGGTCAATGCCTTTGCTTTGCGCGAACCACTGAATGAACCCCACCGGGTCTTTGGCGGCGTAAGTAGACGTATCAAGGAGGTTTTTAATCCCCTGCTCTACGCTACCCGCCTGCATCAAATTCTGGCGGTGAGGTCCAATAACGGGTTCGAGCGCCTCGGCAACTGCTCTGGCCTGCTTCGCTTCATCGGCCTTGGATTGGATACCTTGAGCAAATTCCTTTTCCCGGCGAAGAATCGTAGACTTCGCTTGGTCAGAAAGTGTCGCCCAAAATGCCTTTTCCTCGGCCTTCCATGTGGCTGGAGCTTCGAGGGTTTTAACCTCGGCAACAGCCGGCGCCCCTAAAGGGCTTTTCGGATCTATCGCGGCGCTTTGAGCGGCCTGCGGCTTTTGTGTAAACTTGCCCGTCTCATCACGGGGGCGGCTCTCTACCTCTTTCTGCGCGTGCTCGATTACCGCGCGGAGGTCGTTAGGGTCCGGCTTTTCGACCTCTGGTGTCTCAATAACCAGCGCATCAACTTGGTCGGTAACTTGAGCCTGAAGCTCTTCAGTCATACCCAATCAACTCCATGTGACCGTGCCGCGGCCTTTAGCTGCAACACGAGGTCTTTGTCTCGTTTACGCGGGCCTTCTACTCTCGGCTTTGGCTGCTCGTTGCCGACTTCGATACAGCCATTGGCGCGAAGAAAATCACGATGCTGCCTGCGCCCGCCGATCACCTTGCCGTCGATCATGTTCCGGTAAGGCTCAATATCTTTGATCACCTGAATACCGCCGTCTTTTGTGGCGTTAAGCTTGGGGCCGGGAACATGAACGCAAGTGCCTTCGTAGGGCTTCTTGCCGCTCCACACCCAATAACCACCAACGCCTCGGTAGTATCCGTAACTTTCAGTCATCGGGATTACGCTGCTTGTTTTTCTGCGTGTGTCAACATCTAGTAGTCGGAGCACGCCAGAAGGATGAGAAGGCGCATATTCAACGGCCTCCAATCTTTGTCGCAGCGGCCTTCAGAAGGGCTTGGTCGGCATTGTTCATCTCGATATCGCGCCGGTCATCATTAGCCTTGGAGGATATGGCGACCTTTTGGCGTTCAACGTCCAGAGCCTCTTGCTCAAGTCGGAGTTTCTCGGCTGCAATGCGCTTTTCAAGGTCGAGCTTCTCGCGGGCCGCTTCCCGTTCGCTAATAATCTTATTCGTACCAAGTTCCTTATCGGCGGCGATCTTCTCGGCTTCGGTGCGGGTTTTGGCGTCAACCGCGTACTTCTCGGCTTCGGCCTTCATAACCGCTTCAGGCGGGGGCGCGGGCGGTGCCTGGGGCTGAGATGCGGCTTGGGCGATACCGGCCACAGCTTTCTCAATCGACGCTTCCAGCGCGCGTCCTGCCTTAAACCTACGGGCGGCGTACATGAGCATCTCGCCGGCCAATGGAGCTAGGGCTGGCTGCTGCTGGACGATAGGGCCGAACGTGCCGAGGAAGTTCCCTACGGCGCCGATGAATTCCACGGTCGCGGATTTATCCTCGGCTTCGTCTAGGGCAATAGTTGAATCCGTCTCGATATCCACATGGAACGAGCGGAGCTTGTCATTCCGCAACAGACTGAGAGCCTTCATAAACTCTTGGCTGTCGGTAAACTGCGGCTCACCGCCCATCTGCTGAATTGCCATCTGAGCTTGCTCGTCAATGGCGCAGAATGACTTGGCGTTCGTCATTTCCCACAGGGTTTGGGGCTCGAACATCTCCACCGCGATTTCCACAACGATGCGGGCGTTGTCGCGGGCAAACGTCGCAACCTTGGCTTGACGGGCTTTGATGCGGGTTGATCCGTACTGCCCCTTGATACCTTGGGCCGTCGCTGTTTCACGTGGATCAGACGCCCCGCGCAACAGGTCCGAAATGCCGGTGATTTGGTAAATCACGTTTAGGACTTGCTCACGGGCTTGATAAGCCTGGCCCAGCGCGTTGACGATATCAACCAGGGGAATAAACTCGACCCCGCGCGAAAGTCCGCCCTTTTCACTCAGCACCGCCCAATCCGCGACCGGAATCATAACGTTGTCAGGCGTGCCATTGGGGCTCAGCAGGCGCGAAAGCTCGGGGACGCTGGCGTTGTAGACCCCGACAACCTTAAGCGCGTCTGTCAGCCTCCCAATGCGATTGGTGAGCTTGTCTAGCTCTTGGGCTTGATCCTGATAAAGCAGATAATCGGCAACCGGGATGAGCGTGCCGTTCGTCATCGTGGCGTTTAGTGGATCGGCGCACGGCCAAAACGATTCCAAGTTAATGGGCGGGTCGATCTCATCCAGATAATCCACCATATCCCGGTGGACCCAGCAGACCTTGCCGCGCTTCTTGTCCCAGACTTCGTAGATCGTGGCCTGCGCTACGACTTCGTCAGCCTTGCCGTCCTCTTTGGGAGTGCGGTCTAGGTTGATCTGCTCTCCAAGCGTTTTCCCAAAGCGTTTAATTAACTCAGCGCGTGTGAGGTATGTCCGACGCCATACCAGCTTGTTCTCCTGCCAGTGGCGCTTGGGCTGATGCCCGAAGTCGCGCCAGTCAACGTAAGTCGGGGTAATGGTCTCTTGAAGCTTCTTAAACTCCGTCTCTGGTTCTTCCCCGTCCTCGGCCTCGTATCCCTCCTTGGGTACATCTTCGCCCTCCGCGTCGTAGTGAATCCACATCACCCCACGACCGGGGAGAAGGTAGTCCTCAACGCAGTTCCCAAGGATGGTCCCAAATGGGCCGGTCTGGAGTAGGTAGTTGCCGGCGCGCTCTGCGATCTGGCACGCAACGCGGCCTACAGGGTCAGCGTCCTTAAACCGGCGCTCGACTTGGACCTGAGGAATACGGGCGTAAAGCGTGGGCCGAAGCGTTTCAACGTTCGACCACAGGATATTGTATTTCCGGGTGATAATCGTGGCGTTCGACGTGGTGACACGTTCGTCGCGGTAGCGTTTGACGATCTCCGACCCGCGCTTAAGCCAGGGCTCAAATTGCTTTTCGTAAGCCTCAATCTCGGCAATGACCGAGGATGCCGTGCCCTGGTCTTTGGGGGTGCCTTTGTCTCTCATATCCGCGCCTCGTCATGCCCGAAACGCTCCTGCCTCTCCCATGCTTCGTTAAGCGTGGGCTGGCGGAACGATGTGATTTTGAACGCGGTAGGGTTCTCGCCCTTATAGGCCGTGACCCCGGTATGAAATGCCGTAGCGCCGTGACTAGCCCAATTGTGCAGCGGCTTTGGCATGAACACCTTGCGTTCACTGTCCCAAGTCCGCTGGTACTGCCGCAAAGCTTCTAGCCCTTGCTTGCATCGGTTGGCGTCAAACCAGCTGCGCGGCAGTATAGCACGGGTGGCCTGTATATCATCTTGGAGTTTAGTTGGGTCGTTGACGTGGCAAGCCTCGACCCTCAGATGCGCCGTGACTTGCTCGATCACAGACTTACCGCCCGCGGCTAATGTCTTGGCCCTCGCATCGGGTGGAAAGTTGTGCCGGCTGTAGGTATAGGGCTTGTCCTGTAGCCATTTGACGTAGTGGGCAATGTCCTGGCCCGAGGCTTCGTAGTAGTCGATGTAGCGGATCTCCTGGCGTGCGAGCTGGTAGACCCAGATTGCTGTGTCATCCGTCCAGCCCAAGTCCCATGACGTCAGGCACGGGAGCGACCTGTCCCAATCCACAATCCCGATCCGGCCAACACGCTCAAGCTCGGCCATGATCTGCCCGTAGAACGAACCCTTGATGGCGGCGATAAATGAGCACTCAAGCTCTTGCTCAAACTCGTCCGGGTCCATTTGCTTCTGAAGCGCTGCCAATTCCTGAGCGTCGATAATCCCCGTCTCCGAGGCCCTGAAAATGGCGGTGTGCCAATCAGGATCGTTCTTCGCCATCTCGTAGACTTCCCAGAACTGGTTACGCCCGCGGGGAGTGCCGATGAACACCACCCATCCCTTACGGTCGGCCAGGGCGGGGCGAACCACCTCACCCCACAGGCGCGGGTGCATGTCCGCATATTCGTCAAGAACAACTCCGTCTAAAAAAATGCCTCGGAGGGCATCGGGGTTATCTGCCCCGTAAAGCCTGATTCTGTTCCCGTTTGGCAGGTCAATCCGTAGTTCAGTCTCATTGACTTCTCGGCCCTCAATGGGAGCCGTGAAGAACTTAAGATAATCCCACGCAGTCTGCTTGGCCTGCTTGTACAGGGGCGCAATGTAGGCATATCGGCGGTTGGGCGGGCCACCAGGCATTACCGCGGCGCGGATGATCTGATTGATGCACAGCACCGTCTTTCCGAAACGGCGGTGACACACCAGAACGTTGAACCGCTTGAGCGCCGAATGGATGACAACTTGCAGCCGGCGCGGGCGGTAGGGGATAACCGTTACTCGGGGTCCAGCCACTTAAAGACCTGTACGGGGTTGCCGGGGTCGCCGCCAATCTGAAGCGGCAAAAGCTTTGGATAGATCGTCCCCCAAAATACGCGCTCGTTCTCTGGCGCCTCCTTGGCCCAATCCACTAGGCGCTCAGCCCCTCCAAGGTCAGCCGCGGCTTGGGCTATGGCGTCCTTGGCAATCTGCGTGGTGCGGTTCGGTACGCCCTTCTTACGGCCCGCACCGGGGCGCTTACCGCCCATCTGAAAAAACCTGATTGTTTTTCAATTGCTCACGCTCGTAACGCTCAATAACCAAGCGCGCCCAACGGGGAACGGCCTGGTTACGGATCGACGCCAACTTGGCCGCGTCTTGGGCTTGGCCTAACTGCCGAGACCAGATCAACGGCTTGGGTTTGCGAACAACGTGCTCCAGCACGCTTTCCTCGGGATTAAGCCTCACGTCCGCTCACCCGGTTTAAATTGGACCGCAATGCCGTCTTGCCCAACAAACCCCAGATACCGGGCCTCGTCATATGCCGGCCCGTGCATGGCGCATTTCTGAACTAGATCGTTCCAGTAGTGGTTGATGCGGCTAAAGAAATTATCCACAATTTGTGCGCGGGAATGGACCGCCGCCCGTGCGCGCTTTGCCGCGCCTAGCGTTAAGGTCTCCCGGCATTTTCTATCTTCGGCTTCCGCATCTAAAACGCGTTTTCGCGCCAACATCTTGCGCATATAGCCCCGTTCGCAGGCATCTATTTCTTTGCGGAGATTTGCAAATCTAAGAACGTCTTCGCTCAATGCTTCGTCAGCATCTTCAGGGCTATAAACCTCTGACGGGTTAGTGGTTTCGCTCAATATCATTCGCTTTAGGGCGTCCTTCCTGACGGGCTCGCCACCCCATTCGCTCACACGGACTTCAAAGGAACGTCCATTAAAATAAAGCCAAACCTCGTAGTTCTCTCGAACAAACTCCCGAACCATGCGCGCTTGCGCGTGGTCGTCATCCGTGGCTCGCGCCCAACGCTCGTCCCAAACAGAATCGCGCTTCACGTCCGGTAAATCCCAATATGCCCGTCAGCCTTGATCTGTTCTGCCGTGCGGTACTCTGTGCCCATGGGCTCGCCAATGCCGATGCGTCCGTTCTCTTGCTCAATCAGGGCCATGGTCCTGTCGTGGCTTACCAATCTGCCAAGAGCGGCGTTTAATTCCGCCCGTGCGGTCAAACTGGCAGGGCTTGCGTCAACCTGGGCCTGGGCTTTGTCCCGTTCGGCCTCAAGGCTTTCGCGGGACTCTAAATTTGTCAGCCAGCGATTTATAACCATAGGCGCGCGTAATAAATTCGGAACGGCAGCGGCGAGACTGTCCGCAGGAGTTGGGCTTTGGTCATTCGATTTACCGTGCTTGTTTTTCCGGGGGTGTCAACACGGTCCAACATTTTGAATGGTGCTCGTCGCAGTAGCTGGATTGAGGTTGAACCGCGGCGTTGCACTTAAACCGTTCTGACCCGTGGCGCCGTAGTTCCATCTTGCTCGGCGTTCCCTCGATCCACTGGCATGTTTTGGGGGTCCAGTTGGTCGGGCAGAGCGCCGGCTGATAGCCCGCGTTGTCGTGGTGGGGCTTGGGCGGTGTCCGGTAGCTCATGGACTGGGTTTGGAGGGCCTTAATGGTTCGGAGATGGACAAGCATTTAAGGCTCCCTGGGTTACCTTGGGTCGGTCTGATTTTGGCCGGCCACGGCGTATAGTTTTCATGTAGTCACACTCCACTGGTTAGGTTTCACGGGAAGCAATATCTACAATAAATCTCGTTAACGGCGCGTAGTACGGCACAAGCGCGTCTCGCGTCAGCGTTTCAGATTCCGCAAACGTCGAAGCCTTAACAACGTCCGCGTAAACCTTGGCAATCACTGGGCCTCCGTCGATAACCCCGGTCATTTTGTGCGCGGTGATGGCTACTCTCGCTTCCCCCACCTCTACGGCCTGAAGGACAGGGCGCTTGCCGGGGTATTTTGGAAGGTCGCCACGGTGAATGTTGATGGCGTGGCGCGCAACGCTGAGTATCCATTCAGGCACAACCTGGCGCCAATTGCAGCACAGAAGCAAATCATAGGGCGCATGGCGGTCGTTTGTTGGATTAAAGCCGTTTGATCCAACCTCGGACCAAATCAACACGCCGGCAGCTTCGCACTTTTCCTTGAACACCGGCCATTCCGGGCGCTGCGTTACGGTGTAGCCGATGGAATTGTTTTCTTTCGGGCTCTCGGATTTTGG